GTATCGATCACGCCGAACCCGGTGACTGCAGGCGGGAAGATAAAGATCGAGGTTGAAATTTATACCCTGTATCCACAGACAACCTTATATCCGGCAACCACGCTTTATCCTGGAGAGGATCTGTTTACCCTGCATCCAGATACAGACCTGTATCCATCAAAAGATATTTATCCAACTGAAGGAGGAATAGAAACATGAAATTGAGCAGCTTTACGGCTTATGTAAAACAGCTTTGGAAAAATAAGCCTGATACCAGTACGCCATTATCAGCGGAAAGACTGACACATATGGAAGAAGGAATAAAAGGAAACAGTGATGCTATTGAAGCCATTGCAGCAGCAGTAGTAAGCCAGATCGTTAATGATCCGGATAAGATTGCCAGTATGGCAGCGTTGTATTCTGTAAATCAGAAGATCGGTGATGTATCGAAATTGCCAGACAGTGCAGCGGATGTGGTGACTGCGATTGCTAAACAAAATAGTAATTTAGATTCGGGATATTTTAAAATAAAAGTTAAGACTACAACGATTGTTTTAATTATCGAAGAGTTTACCTTTACAAATGGAGTAGCAACTAAGACACTTCAATCTATTTTTGGAAACATTCCTACATATGCTAGCGGTATATGTCAAACAAAAGTTGAAGATAGCGGTGTTTACAATTTTACAGCAGTAAAAGACGGAAATAATTTAAAAATTGCAACAGCTGGTTCTACATTTTCCGGAAAAAAATGGGTAACTATGATAATTTTTGGTACGGCTTAATCTACAAAAAGATTGTTTGCTATTGGAATACAAGTCTTTGCAACTGATAAATTAAGATGCTGACAAGGATACATACCGTTTTATGATTTGCCCATCATAAAAGAAACTAAGGGTTAATTTAGATAATGTTGTATCAATTTCCATTCTAGTAATGCTCTTTCCCGCAACCATTATCGGTGAAGTATAAGGAACGCCATCAATCGTAAACGTTACTCCATTATTATTAGCATTCAAGACTACCTTGGAAATATGATTATCTGTGTTGAGTTTGTTTGTTCCAAGAGTTTCTAAATTACTATAAAACTAAGCCAATTTCATAGAAATAACAATCCAAGGCCTAAAAGGGCCTTTTATTATACACAAAATCAAATCAGAAAGGAGATAGAACATTATGGAATCTATCAAAATCGGAACTCAGAGTTATGAATTAGTAGCTGACGGATATCAACTGCAGCAGGATGGAGGATGTATTATCTTCCAGCCAGGGGAGCAGACCTTTGAAGAAGTTGAAACCGTGATGTCAGGCGTTAAATCTATTTTGCTTTTAGATGAAAATGGGGACACAATGGCATCCAGGACAGATTTGGTATATGCTGGTCGCATGACCAGACAGAAGGATTATGTAATTAGAGTTGAGAAAAACCAGACAGGCACTGATTCAGAGGGCAATGCAGTGTATGAGTATAAAGATATAACAGGTACCGTTCTGATTGCAGAGTTTCGTCTTCCGGACTTGCGTGAAAAATATGCAGCATTAGAGGAAGAAGTGACAAATACCCAGCTGGCAATTGTAGAACTTTATGAAGGAGGTGAGGCATAATGGCAAGAGTATATGCAGATCTGATCCGCAAAGGGAAAATTAATATTGAAAACGTGCCTGTGAAGATCAGAACAGAAGTTGAGGCAATTTTAAATGCTTAGACTTTTGCTCTTTTTATTATTTGGGAAGGAGGTGGAGACAATGGCAGTTATTTATGCGACCCTCATTGTTAAGGGCAAAAAAACCTATGCGCAGGTTCCTGAAAAGATTAAGCCTCAGGTTCGACAGGTCTTAATCGATCTGGAGTGCGAAGATCTGATCGTGGAGGAATAAGTTTTAATGGAACCAATTACACAGTACATAGCGGCGCACTGGGTTGCGTGGCTTTTTGCAGCTATCTCCGGTATCCTGGCTACAGCATATCATAGATTAGCAGGACGATTAAAAAAGGAGCAAATAAAGACACAAGCTATCAATGCTGCAGTCCTTGCCTTACTTCATGATCGGATCTATCAGGCATGTACATTCTATTTAAAGAGAAAGTATTGTACTGTGGAAGACAGAGATAATTTGGAGTATATGTTTAGGCCTTATAAAGCATTAGGTGGAAATGGTACTGGAGAAGAGCTTTATAACAGATGTCTGGCTTTACCATATGAGTCGGCAGAGCAGGAGGTATAGGTATGGATTTTGGAATTGCAGGCGTGGCGGCGATCACGGTGATCTGCTATTTAGGCGGAATGGCATGTAAGACGACGGAAAAAGTGAAGGATGAAGTGATACCAGTAGTCTGCGGAGTAACTGGTGGCGTCCTGGGGGTAGCAGGGATGTATCTTATGCCAGAGTTTCCAGCCACAGATGTGATCAACGCGGCGGCTATCGGAATTGTATCCGGTCTGGCAGCAACTGGAGCGCATCAGGTTATCAAACAGGCAAGCAAGAAATAGAATGGAGGTGATCCACACATCTCCCGCAGGCAGCCCGGGTTATGGCTGCCATTTGCGACGTCGCAATAAATCAGTAGAATAAAAATCATGCATATGTTATAATATCAAAGTTACCGCCCCTATACCGGTAAGGAAAGGGGGTGTCTCTTAGATGGAATGGATACTTTCTTTTATTGTCACAGTTGTGGCAGGTGTGGTTTGCCACCTCATTTGCAAATGGTTAGACGGTGACAAGTAGTCGGTAACTAGCCTATGGTTTAAGCCACCATACAAAACGGAATAGAAAAGCCCAGGGAATTGCGGTCCCTGGGCTTTTCGTTTTGTGTGTCTCTTAGATGAGATACTTTCTTTTTGCCTAACGGCATTATAGCATATGCAGAAAATCTTTTCAAGATACCATTTGGAAGAAAGGAAATGCTATGAAAATATCAGATAATGGACTGAATTTAATAAAACGTTTTGAAGGCTGCCGCTTGACAGCTTACCAGGATGCTGTAGGAGTATGGACCATTGGATACGGTACAACCAATGCTGATAAGGCTATCACGGGAACAACTATCTGCCAGGGCTTGAAAATCAGCCAGGCTACAGCAGATAATTGGTTGAGACAGTCTGTAGATAAGAAGTATGGTCCAAAAGTGGACAAGTACAGTGCTTACAACTGGACGCAGCCAGAGTTTGATGCCTTGGTATCTTTTGCGTATAACATCGGAAGTATTGACGGATTGACGGCTAAAGGAACCCGTACTCGTTCTGAGATAGCAGCTAAGTTTTTGGAATACAATAAAGCTGGTGGAAAGGTATTATCTGGCCTCACACGCAGACGTCAGGAAGAGAGAAAACTCTTTTTAACTCCCGTTACAGTAAAAACAGGTTGGCATCAGGAAAACGGAGGTTGGCGCTTCTATTTAAAAGACGGCTCAGGAAAATATGTTTCTAATGACTGGCACAAGGATGGAGAACTCTGGTACTGGTTCAATGGCGCCGGTTTCATGGTATCTAACACTTGGTATCAGTACAAAGGTTCCTGGTACTATCTTGGCCCAGACGGTGCCATGCTTAAAGGTCTGCAGACCATAAATGGCAAGTGGTATTACCTGGACGAAGAAGGCCGCATGGCAACTGAACCAGTAGTCCTCACTCCGGATCAGGACGGTGCCCTTCATTATCCTGGCCTTGTAAAATAAAAATATGCAACACGAAATGCAACACGAAAAAGAAAAAACCGCGTATTTACGCGGTTTTTAGCGTGGAGCTGAGGGGAATCGAACCCCTGTCCGAAAATCAATTCCCTGTTCTTCTACTATCATAGTTCCTTATTTGACATTCCCTCTACCGTCCGGGAAGAAACACTCTGACGGTTTTAGTAGCTTCATAATACGCCCGCATGCGCAAAGCTTTGCATGTGTCGTTTCCTACATAGTCGATGCCAGGGTCTTAAAGTGTAGGTGCCTTAAGTCTGACAGCTGCCATTAGGCAGCGTATGCTAATTCGTCGTTAGCGTTTATTTTTAATTTTGCCATTTAACCCATCGCATGGGGATAGCTTCACCAGCTGCATGACCCCCGTCGAAACCAGTACAACCCCTGAATGGAATACTCAGTTTTTGTTTATCTGGTAGGCCAACGAAGAAATGCTACTCTTAGTATCATATCATTTTCATTCTTTTATGTCAATACAGCAGAGGGGAGAATTGTCTGCATTTTGTGTAAGATAATGTGCCATTTATTTGTCAGGTATTTGTAATAAACAGGCAAATCATTATTAAGAGAAAAGAAAACAAAAATAATCTTAATCTGCTAGAATAGAATTATAAAAGAGGTCAGCAGATGTCCTCTAAAGGAGAAGAAAACAGTAAAAGGAGGAAACGTATTATGAAGAAAACTTACAGAAACATGGCGCTGGCGGCAGCTTGTGTTTTAACGGCAACAGGACTTTGGGGATGCAGCACCAGTGTGCAGATCCCGGATACTGTAAAGGTGCAGCAGGGAGATAGCAGTGACAACCGTATTACAGTAAGCGGTATGGAAGAAGTAAAGGCAGTGCCGGATATGGCCCAGATCCAGTATAGTGTATACACACAGGCAGCGACAGCCCAGGAATGCCAGGAAGAAAATGCGAAAAATGTAAATCAGACCCTGGAGACTTTAAAAGGTCTGGGAGTGGAAGAGAAGTCCATCCAGACATCGGATTATGGTTTGAGTCCTATTTACGATTGGAATTCCGGACGCCAGAAGATTACAGGTTATCAGATGAGTACCAGCATCACAGTTTCAGATATCCCGGTAGAAAACGCAGGAAAGATCATTACAGCTTCTGTAGCTTCCGGTGTCAATGAACTGGACAGTGTTCAGTATCTTTGCAGTGACTATGATGAAAAATATCAGGAAGCATTGAAAATGGCTGTAGAAATGGCAAAGAACAAGGCAGATGCCATGGCAGAGGCTGCAGGAATGACGGTTGTAAAGGCAGTAAATATATCGGAAGATGGTTATTATCCTCAGGCGAGATACAATACAGCAGGTGCTTCTGCCAAGCAGATGATGATGGAGGATGCTGCTGCAGATATGGGCGTTATGCCGGGAGAAGTGTCCATAGAAGCCCAGGTAAGCGTAACTTTTGAGATGGAATAGAATGAGTGCGTTAGCGCGTGTTTGTGAGTCAATAGATACACAAATTAAAAGAGGGATGTCACCCGGCTTAAAAAGCCGTCAGGTGACATCCCTCTTTTGAGGATAGAAAAGAGACCAGATTAATAATGAAACATTTTAAACATTCTGAACATCATTAATTGGCTTTTTTATCTCTTGGAAGTGTTACATTCAGGATAATAGCTACTAATGTAGCAATAACTACCGGAGATTTTCCGAAAATAGTTGTTACCCATGCAGGGAATGCGGAAAGGGACGCAGACGCCTGAGAAACACCCATACCAAGAGCTGCTGCAAGACCTACGATAGAGGTATTGCGGTAGTTCATATCTTCTGTCATAACCAGTTTCATACCGGTCATGGCGATGGATGCGAATACGGAAACGGTTGCACCGCCCAGTACTGCATATGGAATAGTTGTTAAAAGAGCAGAGAATTTAGGAAATACACCTGCAATAAAGATGATCACAGCTGCAAGACCAAGAGTTACTCTGTTTACAACTTTTGTAGTAGCAACGATACCAACGTTCTGGCTGTAAGTTGCAGTAGGAAGACATCCTAAACATGCGCCGACCATATTGGAAACGCCGTATCCAAGGATAGCACCCTGAAGCTCATTTGTAGTTGGTTCACGGTCTAAACCGCCGGAAGTAGTAGCGGAGAAGTCACCGATAGCCTGTACAGAGTTGATGACAAACAGCAGTCCTAAGGCGATACATGCAGATGGTTCAAAAGTAATGCCGAAATGCAGGACCTGAGGAAGCTGGAACACACCAGCCTGAGCTACGTTGGAGAAACTTACCATACCAAAGAAGCTGGAAAAGATATATCCGATGATCATACCAATCAGGATAGATGCCAGTTTTAAAAATCCTTTTGCAAAATGATTTAAACCAGTAACAACTACCAGAGTAAAGATAGCGACCAGCC